TCCTCCATCTGTTTCTTTATCCTCATCCCAAAAAACATTTACCATTGTTCCATCTATAAATTCTTGAGCTATTAAGTGTTCCGTTTTATCCGGAAATAGTTTTATAAATTCGTCACTCTGAACCGATTTTGTAGGAGAAAACGCGACAACTTTATTTTTAGAATTAACCACAATCGAACGACATAAACCGTAAGTTTGATTATTATCATTAGTTAATAAGGCTTTATTATAAGAAATTACAGTATAATCATCGTTTTTTTGTTTATTTAATTTTAGGGATATATTCTCTTGTTCATTTGGATTGTTTATCAACTCAATTAAACCAGGTATTCTTTTCAAATCAAAATAATTATTTGTATCCATTATAAATAATTATTCTTGAGAAACCTTTAAATATGTATTAATTATACTTTATCTTAAGTATAAAAATTTCTATAATAAATATAGAAACAAATGGAACAAACTATTGAAAATAATAACAACTATACTTCTAAAAGTTTCGGATTACAACTGGCAGATATTATATTAATTACAGATAATTCAAATCAACAACTTAATGGAAATACATTTTTCGTTGATTATATCGACAATTCAAAAATAAAATTAATTAATGTTGACGATTTAACCGGATATGAGTTAAACCTAAACGAAAATAAAACAATAGATAACTCAACAATTTCATCTATATCGTTATTAAGGCGTAACGATGAACCGGGATACGCTAAACAACACGATTTATTACCAAATACTTGGGTAAATATATATTTTGGGGGAGATGTCCCCATGGTAATAACTGGCGAAATTACAAATCTTGAAGGTGATATGATTGAAATAAAAACATACCCAAGCAATGATATCATTTATTTAAATTTTGATTACAAAGGTATTCCATTAAACCTTCCAATTGAACTAATTGAAATTCGAGAGAAAATAATAAAACCAACAGACGAACCAATGGAAGAAGAGATAACCCAAGAAGCTGAGGAACAAGAAGAAATCGGGTTACCTCAAGATACAATAAATGTCAAACCGCAATTTCGGGAATTTATTATAAATCCAAACCAAGTTGAATTTGGAAAAGAGGAATATGGACCAATAGTCCAATTAATTGATGTCGACACAAATAGACAAAGATATAGTATTGAAACCCAAACAAATGATTTATTGGATGATTTATTGTCTACAATTCCAACATTTAAAAGAACAAATGTCGTATTAAATAATATACATACAACTATTGAAAGATATAAACAATTAAGAACGACGTTTTCAAATTTTGATGAATATGGGAATGTTTTAAACCCATATTTAAAAAAATCAAATTGGAAACCATTAACAAACTATTTTGACAACTTTAACCAAAATTTATATTGGATTTTACCAAATGTAAAAAATGTTAAAAAACTATATATAGAAAATGAGTCGACAGAAAACGAATACAACACAGTTGAATTTATTGATTTATTTCAAGACTTGGAGGATGTAGACAATTTATTTATAAATTATAAAAATAATTCACAAAACACCGATGATAAATATTCAACTTTATTTACCGAACTAAATCCGCACTTTACACCTTTTAATTATGTTGAGTCTGAAGCAAAGTATGGAATAATTCACGAAAAATCTGTCGAAACGGACATGAATGTTATTGTATATGACATTAATGATAAAGAATCCCAACCACTTTTTACAAAATACAACACAGGTCTTCAAAAATTAAACGCATTTAGTCTCAGCGGAAATAAAATGATAACTACGCGTGAAACCCTTACAAATCCGGATATTTTACAAATTGCATCATTTGTTACTTTGCCAGAACCCACAATACGATTTTCAAGAGTAAATCTTCCGAATACTTCATTGTTGGATAAATCTAATTTAAATATAAATTTTTTAAATTATTGGCAGTTATTTAAACAAAATAAATTTACTATAAACAATATTATAGTTGATAATGTAGAACAAGAACTCGATTTTAATGAAACGAATTTCGTGAATAATATTAAAAATTTTGTTTTAAATTTACCCGAAAAAGAAATTAACGCGAATTATAAAAAATTTATTGATACAATTATACCTAAAACCCGTGTTTTATTTAATTTAATGAAAAAATATATTGTAGGTAAACTATCAATTGTTGATGTTGTAAGTTATTTAGAACCATTTTTAATTTATTCTGACGATTTGACATATAACCAATACAAAGAAATTATAGATTTTATTAATATAACAATTTCAAATTATAATAAAACATTTATTGAAAAAAGCAAGGTTTTATATGAATTTAAAAAAATATCCGAAAGATTTAAATTAAAAAATAAAGTTTTACCATTAATTAATATATTAAGCATCACCAAAAACGGCGTAAGTGATGTTGTATTTGAAACATACGATTTTACAGATAAATACGGAAACGTATTTACAAATTCGGAATTATTAAAAAAAATGGTAATGACTGATTTTGGAAATTTGTATAATACAGCAATAACACTAGATACGTTATTTCTTATTTTTCCTACAAGCATTAACAAGATTTTAGAGTCTGAATTAGATAAAAAATCATCGACCGAAAATAATACAGATAAATGCAAAAATTATATAATCGCAAAACAATATTTCAATTTATCTGACTTGGAAAACGATAATGATACAGATATTTATTTTGATAAACAATATGATACTACAAATTATGGTATTTTGGATAATTACGAAAAGGAAATAGTCAATATGCCACCTGATTTATTTATTGGGTTTTTAATTGAAAAACTTAAATCAACTATTAAATTAAACGAAAAGGATTCTGTATATTTGGCGGATACTTTAATTACTGGTTACAAACGGGTATTAGATGGAAACTATGCAGTGTTGAATTATGTTCCTTTAAATCCAGAAACGGAATTTAAAATGGCATATTATGTTCGTAAAAATAATAAATGGATATTGGATGATTCGGTCGATAATAATATAATCAGCGATAACCAAAATATTTTATGTAATTTACAAATCGGGTGTGTTAGTTCATCAGATAAAATCAACGACAAATGCGAAAGTTTAAAAACATCGAGTCAACAAATACAAAAAAAAATGTTGAACAATATTTTGGGCGAATTCGACCAAAAATACGAAATTTCTAAAATTGACTTTGAAACTGATATTCGTAAAATGTTTGATTATTATTTAAAAATAAATCCGATTTTGAGTGAATTACAATACTTTGAAATGTTAAAATATAACGAACAAAAATATAAGATTGGAACCGATAACACAACCCCAATAGATACACCTTCTATCATTTCACCATATTTTAAATTAAGAGACCTTATATTAAAGCAACCAGAGTTCACACAAAAACAGACTTATATTCTTAAATTCGTAGCTTCATTTACAAGACAAGCGTATGTTAACATCGACGAAGACCCAAATGTTGAACCAGAAAGTGAACATTGGTTATATTGTGTCAACACAAACGTAAAATTATTACCTTTATTTTTATTTAAATTAGCAACAGCATTTTTTCAATCTGCAGATTCATATAATAATACTCTTCAGTTAATAATCAAAGAAATCGGCGCGAGAAGTGATGACGGAGACTCGTGGGTCGATAAACATAGTGGGTATGTTATAACAAGAATTGATTTTGAGGTTGAAGAAGAATATTCTGATAGTGGATTTCTCATTAAATCGAGGGATGTTTTACAACAATCCGCGGGTGATACTCTTACTCTATCAAATAAAAATTTAAAAATTTTCGATAGTCCAGAATTTACACTTATTTATAATATTATAAATGAATTGTCATTAGTTATGGGCGTTAATATTGATACACAGACAGAATATATAATAAATGTGGTTTCCAATGTTATTAAAGAAAAAATAACTAGTGAAGAAGCGTATACCAAAGATTTTAACGAGGCGATGAATAAAGGAAAACCAATACCATCATATAAAGAATTATATAATACTATAATGTTATACACTACTGTAGGATTGTTTTTAATATGCGTTCAAACAAGTATCCCTCCAGTTAAAACCAGAAAAACATTCCCTGGATGCGTAAAATCCTTTGAGGGATATCCATTTGAAGGACCCGGAGATTTACAAAGTGTAAACTATTTAGCGTGTGTTTTATATAAATTAAAATCAAAGAAAAAACCATGGAACGTTCTTGAAAGAAAGAAGGAAGCCGCAATAGCAAATTTAATAAAAATAGCTATCGATAATTATCTTTTGCCGCTTACAGATATCGTCCGTAAATTTAACGAAAAAACAGAATACCTTTTAAAAAATCAAGACACAATAATTAGTGATGAATATAAAATTACAAATTGGAAACAGTTCTTACCACCATTAGTTGAAATCAAAATTAAAAACTTGGCAAATATCACAACAGAATTTAAACAATCATTATTTGATTATAAAAAGGCATCCTTTAATAAAGGAGAAAAAACACTTATCATCGAAAGTAAAATTATTAAATTTTCGCTTGCAATACAAGAAAAAATACAACACGTCATTAATAGTCAAAAATTATTATTAGTAACATCTGAAAATCGACCTTATGTTGAAAACGCGTGTTGTAATGAAAATACTAAAATGACAACCATTGAATATTTTAAAAACAAAAACGACGATATTTCGATTTTTAATAATAATGTTGAGGACCTTACAAACGTATTATATGAAATCCATCAGTTATCGAATGGGCTTTTATTTTCAAATAAGATAAATACAAAAAATATTTATCCAAAGGTTTCAAACGATTTTAGCGAACAAACCATTTATACAGCGTTTATTTTATATTGTCATTTTAAAACACCCGTTCCAATTAATAAATTGTTATTGCCTTTATGTAATGTAAAACCAGAGTATATTAATAGCGGAGATTCGAATATTGAAATCATCCGTAAATTAAAACAAGATGGTAAAACATATTCAACGGAGAATTTTTTAAGATTAATACAATTGATTAGTAGACAACATATAATTAATGTCGAAATAACAACCCAAAACATTCCAGAATTCAGCAGATTAAATGATTTATTAACTGCGTTTAATACAGAAAATGAAGAAGTAATTGAACCCGAATTACAAAAATTAATTCACAATCTTATTAATAAAAATAACGAAGATACTGCACAAACTAGAAATATTAATAATTATTTAATTAAACAAAATAATAGTATAAAAATTAAAGTGGTTGAATACATTGCCAAAAACGCAAACCTTACAAAGAAAAATATGAGTGTAATAACTAAATTTATAAATACATTAAATGATTGGGAAGGCTATAACGAAAAAATTGATAATGCGACCAAAATTTCGAATGATTCACTATATAATATAGTCCAATTTTTAAAAACTTATATACAAAATCTAAGTGTGACATTTCCTAATATGATATTAAATAAAACATCACATATAATGACGCCAAATTGGCCTTTTGCTAAAGTGTTATCTTCAAGACATTATAGCGATATACAAAAGGTAATTAAAGAATATTCTGAAAAATTGATAAAATATCATGAAGACCCTGTTTTGTTAAATATATTACAAACTATTCAAAAAACAACACTAAATATATTAAAATTATCGCAGGAATTACAGAGTTTTACTTCTACAAACTCACAGACCATATTTAATGAACGAACCAGTAAATTTTTATTCGAACACTTATTTTTAAAGGTTTGTATGAATTATATTGAATTGTCGCAAGATACAAAAATGATTGTAAGAGAAAAAACCACTAGGAATAATGTGGATGACGTGTATAGTGTGGAAAATACATATTCAGTCATGAATTCAACCGTATATAATTTAGATATAAATACTATTGAAACTAACGTTAATGTAATCCAAGGAAATCAAAAACAACTCAAACAAAAGGTTGCCGAATTGTTGTCAACGTATATTCAGATAATGAGCGACCACAAATCGGATGTCGACACCTCATACGAATTAATAATGGATAGAATATTTAAATTAAAAGAAAAGGAAAAAGATACGTTTACAGATAGATTAAAAGAGTTAAATGATGAAGAACGCGAAGCAGATACGATTCTTAAAATAAATAAACTTGGAGTTTGGAATAAAGGGTTGCAAAAGGGTTTAACAAAATATGTCGGCGAATATTATGATGAGGAAATTGAGATGGATAAACAACAAAATAATAAAAAACAAAAACTTGAAAATATGTTGGGGAAAAACAAAAACGTAAACGATGGAAATATGGATATTTATGTGGATGATTTAATGGAACAGCAAGAAATCGATGACGAGATTGACCGCGAAAATTATGATATGTCTCGTATGACAGAAGACTATAATGATGGCGATTATGATGGATATGAAAACGGTAATGATGATTACGATGACTACAATTAGACCGACCGGAAAGAGTTTGTGTCAACACAAATTATGGGGAATCCGGATACTTTATAAATTATTTAATATCTTTAGGGTTTTTAAAGAAATGTTGTTGACACAAATTATGGGGAATCCGGATACTTTATAAATTAATTATTATTTATAGGTTTTTTGTAAGCGTGATTTTAGCATACTAAAATAAAATATCAACTATATATAATATAAATAAAATGACAAAAATATTATTTATAATGTTTCAAGGTGCAGGTACGAATTTAAAAAGTTGGAATGAATATACCAAGAGTAATTTTTTAGATAAATTAAAAAAATTAGGTGATGTTTATACTTATCAAGATAAGATGAATAATACTTGGCATTATTATGATATGGAAAACAAAGGACATACTGATTATGATTCTAATATTGATTTTGATTTATCTTATGTTAATCCTGATACACATATTAAAATGGTATATGATGATATACAATCAAAATATAATATTAAGGAATATAAATTTATTCCTATCGGTTGGAGTGCTGGTTGTATGTTTGCTTTATATTTTGCACAACTCTATTTAAAACAATGTATTCACGTTATTTTATTAGATTCTGCTTTATGGACACCAAATAATATGAAACTTCGCTTACAAACCATTAATAAATCAGGCATAAATGATACTCCTAATACAGATGTAAAATTAAGAAAGATGTTAGATGAATGGAAACACACACATACAAATATAGATGATATG